TAGGAATGATCTTACCGTTAACATCTACAACTGATTGGTTGAAGTTGAAACCGTTAAGGTTGAATGCCATTGTACAGATACCCATAGAGGTTAACCATACACATACAACAGGGAATACTGCTAGGAAGAAGTGAAGACTTCTTGAGTTATTGAATGAAGCATACTGGAAGATTAAACGACCAAAGTAACCATGAGCGGCCACGATGTTGTATGTTTCTTCTTCTTGTCCAAACTTATAACCGTAGTTCTGGGACTCAACTTCTGTAGTTTCTCTGATTAGAGATGATGTAACTAAAGAACCGTGCATTGCACTAAAGAGTGCTCCCCCAAACATTCCTGCTACTCCTGCCATGTGGAAAGGATGCATTAGAATGTTATGCTCTGCTTGGAACACGAACATAAAGTTAAAAGTACCTGAGATACCTAAAGGCATTCCGTCTGAGAATGAACCCTGACCGAATGGGTATACAAGGAATACAGCAAATGCTGCAGATACTGGTGCAGAATATGCTACACAGATCCATGGTCTCATACCTAGTCTGTATGATAGTTCCCACTGTCTTCCCATGTATGCTGAAATACCAATTAGGAAGTGGAAAATTATCAACTGGTAAGGACCACCGTTATACAACCACTCATCTACTGTTGCTGCTTCCCAGATTGGGTAGAAGTGTAGACCGATTGCGTTTGATGAAGGAACAACTGCACCTGAGATGATGTTGTTTCCGTACATTAGAGCACCTGCTACAGGCTCTCTGATGCCGTCAATATCTACAGGTGGCGCAGCTATAAATGCTACGATAAAACATGCTGCTGCTGTGAGTAAGCATGGAATCATGAGTACACCGAACCAACCAACATATAGTCTGTTGTCTGTTGATGTTACCCACTCGCAGAACTCTGGCCAACCTGCTAGGAGACCGCCACTGCGTTTTCTTGAAATAGTTGTCATTAGTAAGACGTTTTAAGTAGGGCTCAAAGGGTAGAGCGATACTTTATTTCCTGTAATCCCTTCACTACAGGATATGAGAGACGTAATTTATCCACCCATAGGTCTCGGTTAACGGGTGCACATAGAAAAGGTGAGGAATCCCTCACCATTTGATGTATTTATATTAAGATATCTTAACAATTATGTCAAGCTAAAAAGATAAGTATTTCTACTCATTTTTTAATACGATGCTTCTTGTGTATCATATTCACCAATGACAGGTTGAACCTCCCAGTTTTTCCAATCCATCTTTCTTTCTGCTATAAGTTTTTCTAATTCATCTACTGTTAAACATACTTTTACTGGTTTACTGGTGTCTTTTTCGTATATGTGAAAGCTAATTGTGTCTACCATTTTAGTGATAAATGTACCATCCTGTTGCTATGTATTTGGTTTGAGTATCGCTAACAATACCCTTGTGTGAATGTGTCCAGAAAGCAGGGAAAATACATAGTCTTCCTTCCACTGCATCAATAATTTTTTCATACTCTGGATAGTATGTGCCACCACCCTCAGTGACAGTGTTCAAGTATATAGTCCAAGCAAGAACACGATCTATTCCACGACCATAATTCTCACAATGTAAGAGATGATACCCTTGACCAGGATTATATCTCTGTAAATTATATCCCATCTCAACAGAGAAAGAATCAACTATCTCTGTAGATCTGAAGGTGTTTATGTAGATATCTGTGTAAGAATCAAGAACTCTTGAGATAATTGTAGTTGGAACAGTTTCATCATTGAAATATAGTGTTATGTCCTTAGAGTCTTTTACTTTAGGATCTCTAATAATTTCACCATCAACAACATACCTTCCTCTAAACTGAAGATCTTTATTGTCTTCAAAAAAATCAATAATTTTCTTACAATACTTAGGAGGAATTGTCTTGTCGTATACTCCTATAAAATCAACCATAAAAAAAGAGGGGATGTTCCCCTCTAATTATATCACCAAAATCCTTATGGTGCAAATGCGGGAATCATCATCCCACCTCCTTGGTCATCGTCATCATCCTCATCATCACTCCATGGAAGGTCACCTAGCATTATAAAGCTTGCCACAAATACCGTGATAACAGGCATGAATGGAAACAATAATGTGTGAATCCACGTTTGATAATCTGCTTCTAACATTATAGTAAACCGTGTGCATATACAGGTAATCCAACAGTTGCTGTTAGTCCTGTAGCAAACATAAATGTTATGAATGGAATGTAACGTACTGACATAGGTCTTTTATAAACCTCCATGACTTCGTGATAGTTCATTACACGAAACCTGGTATGAGTTGACCTGTTGTTAGGTATGCTCCGATACCTGCAATGATACCTAGCATTGCTAGTCTACCATTGAGAGTTTCAGCAACAAGTTTTTGTGCTTCAACTTCTTTTTTATTTGATGGGTACATTAGAATATACCTGGTATGATTTGTCCTGTTGTAACGTAAGCACCTACTGCTGCTACGAAACCAAGCATTGCTGCCCATCCATTAAATCTTTCTGCTTCTGGTGTCATGATAGTGTACCGTTTTTGTAATAGTTTTGTAAATGAAGATGAAATCCACGGTTAGAAACCTAGGATGCCACCAAAGAAAAAGCTTCCTGACAAAGTGTATGAAACGAACCCAGCTACTAAACCGAGCATTGCAAGTCTTCCATTGAGTTTTTCGGCATTAGGACCGTATCCCTCATAGGATTCATCTAGGTAAGGTTTAACCTCAGTTGGATACATATTTTGTCTTCCACCTGATTCAGTAGTTGTAGTCATTTTAAGTTTTGTTAAGAAACGTAACATAATTATATATAAAAGATTAAGTTTTGTCAAGCGGAAATCATATTAATATTGTTTATTGTGAACATAAGAGATTTGAATAAATAAATACAGAACTAAAACCCGTAGGGTAATATGAAAAAATTTATTCCCCTTGTTATGGTAGCAGGATTTGGAACTCCTGCATTTGCGGACATCACTCATACAATGACGTCCAGTATACAGTTGCAAACTAATGCAGCTGCAACACAGGTTTCAAGAATTGGATCCACATACTCAGCATCTGGATCAGGTGTGACTATGGCAGTTGGAGATAACGCAGGGCAAGTTGGTGGACTAGGTACACTCACTGACGGGGTTGGTCAAGGATCTATTGCTACAGCGACCCAGACAAGTACAGGCGGTGCATATACATTCTCTCAGTCATTCATTGAAGGTGACGCAATTGTAACTACAGCACCAAGTTTAGGTGCAGTAAGTGCATACTCTAATCAGACATCTACTGCTGTAGGTAGTGGAACTGGTACAGGTACAGTTACATCAGCACATGCTTTAACAGCAGTTGGTGGTGGAAGTGGTACTGTAACTACAGGTCAATTTGTAACTGAATTAGTAATAGACTAGATGACAGATGAAAAGGATACTTGTCATGGTTGTGGGTGCATATGTCCTTGCGAGTGCGAGGACTGCATCAGCTGTGCCTGTGGTGCCAAATTTTACACAGGGCAGCATGACTTCGGTGACAACCCAGACGGTCACTACGTCTGAGACCATAAATAGTATGGATTATGCCACAGGCTGGACGTATTCGGTCAGTGGCTCAGGTGTACAACTTGAAGAAGGTAGTACCAATGTAGCACCTGATGTGACATCAACACAAACTAATACCGTAGACGGTGTGACTTCAACATGGACTGGACTAGATTTATCAACAAACAACAAACCAAATTGGGTGCAATCCGAACAAGGAGGAGCGTTCCAATTTACAGAACATTACTCAGGACCAGGTCTTCAGACCCACACAATAATACAGAGAGAAACCACCGTAAATTCGGTCACAGAATCAACCAGTATATTCTCAAACTGACTGCTATCACTGCACTTTCTACATGTGTGCCTGTGTATGCAACAGATGTAGGAGGTGTTTCTGCTACAGCAAATCCAGTCGCTAATTCTAGTGGCTCAGTGACCAATCAAGCTATACAAGTTTTACAAGGTCCTTATATTACTAATCAGTATGGTGATGGCATATCATGTCAGACTGCTACCGCCAATTTTACACCATACATCACCAGAACAGGAACATGGCAAGATCCTTACGAGGACATCTTCCTTGATCCAGTGTACAACAACGCAGATAATAATGATGATAATATACCTGACTCACCTGGTGAGATACTCTACTACATCCCTACTCGTACAGGTCAGAAGTCTACTCAGAATATTAACTTAGGTTTTAGTGCAACGATATCAATACCATTAGATAAAGAAGCAAGAGAGAAGTGTATGGAAGCAGTTGCTTTACATAATGAATATCGTACACAACTTACTGCCAATAAACGCCTTGACTTTGAGATAGCTAGATTAAAAAATTGTGGAAATTTAAAAAAAGAGGGTATAGTTTTCCATCCAAAGTCACCATACTATAGTATATGTGCAGACGTAATGCTTATCAATGCACCTAACGTAGTAGGTCCTCACACACATACTATCACACCTAATGGTGATGCTAGTGATCTAAAGGAAGTATCTATAGGTAATTTTAAATAACTATTTCTTTTTAATTTTTAAAGGAGGTAGTCCTTTCTTCTCACGATATTTGTTTGTTCTTATCTCACTCTTAGATAACTCACGATGACGACCTAGTTTTTTCTGGGCGGTAGTTGTGAGTTTTTTAATGATTGGTTTTATAAGTCGTAATAACAATGGTGTTGCAGCAGCTCCTGCTGTTGCAATCACTGCTATTGCCACTGTGGTTGTTGCTTGATTTACAGAAGGTAAAAATTTCTCTACTGCTGTAGTTGGTTCATACAATGTCACACAGGTAGTGCCTTGAAGTTCATGTCCAACAACTCTTTCATCACCAGACTGTGTAATGTCACCAACTCTCAGTTGTGCAGGACCAGGACATTCTATCTCACCTGTAGGTATGTCACTTGTATCAGGTAATGGTGGTGGTTCTACATCTGGGGGTGGTTCTACCTTGGGTGGTGGTGTCTCTCTGTATATTAATAAATCTTCTGGTGTATAGTCCATCGCATCATACGTTGGATAAGTAGCATCACAAAGAACCCTCGTCCCATTGGAATCTTCTTCCTTTAGGTTGGGGGTTTCTCTATTTTTTGCTGAGTCAGGGTGATACTTTACACAACCTGGCATGTTCACAACAGGTGAACCTATGTTTAATATAAAAGGATATACCTTTGTATGTGGAACGTAATTGTATATGTTAGGTGCTTCTATACTAGGTATGTTTATATTTTGTACCCCGATCTCAATCTGAGGGATCTCACTCATTAGAATGGAAGTGCAGTGCTTGGAGATGGTAATGCAGGACCTGTGCTCTTTGGTATAGCATCAGTGATACCACCACCTATGCTAGGCATTACAGATTTCATTACTTTACTTTTAACATTCTCTATGATGGCATCCTTTTGAGTATAAAGATACACGCCACCGCCAACAGCGGAAAGACATATAACGAAAGACGAAATAGCAAGTACATTAATAATTTTTTGCATGATTTTATTTGTCGTTTGGAACAATTTTTACAGGAGCTGATTCAATCCTGATAGTTTGTGCGGGTGCAGTCTCTGATGCCTTAGCAATAAGAAACTCCATATCTTTTTTAGATATATTTGCATCTCCACCACTAGCACCGTTCTTTTTCTTACCTCCCGTTTGGACGCCAAAAGTAGCTAAAGTGCCTGTGAAGACCGAAGCTATAAAGGTCGGATCAATTTTTTCTCCTGCGTCATAACCTGGTATTTTAACGTAGTTCAAAGTTAAAATTCCTGCGGACCACACGAGAACGATCACTCTTATCAGTGTCGCTAGGTATGCTAGTTGCTCTTCTTTATCGTCAACTGCTTCCTTAAGTTTACCTAGAGGACCTTTCGGTTTCTCTTTCTTTTCCTCTGCCATAATATTTTATTTGCTGTTCTATTTATCAACAATCCTTACTCATATCTTCTGCCATGTTACCACCTATCTCTGCACCTTGATTACCACCGAACATTGCTACCCATCCTGCAGCTACCCATCCTACAAATGGTATAGTGCTAAGACTAGGTGCAGCTGCTGCACCAATACTTGTACCAACTACTCTACCTGTGCCTTCTCCTGATCCTATTGCTTTGATACATGCAATTCTTTCAGCACTTATCTCTGCTGCTTGTTCATGAGTCAAACCTGGTTTCTGATCTAACCATGATCTATGATTTGATACTGCACCACCTTGATTGATTGCACCGTCCATAAAGTATTCTTCTGCAATCTTAGTAGTATTGTTTGCTAGTCCTAAGAATCCACCCTTCTCTTTAATATCTTTAGTGATGTATGCAGTCTTGGGATCATTTGCTTTGTATGAAATAGCATATCCATCTTCCGATACACTTACTTTATATGATGTGTAAGGACCTACAGGTAAATCCACTGATGGTAGTGGTGGTTCTGTTTGTCTTGTAGCAATATATCCAATCATTCCGATATGTGAAGCAGCAAAAAGACTGCCTACCACACCAACAGAAATCCATTTTAACTTATTCATCTGTCTTCATTCACTAACATTATATATGTATAAGGTTAATTATGTGGGTCGTAATACCTAATGACCCAACCTGTTACACCTATTAATACAACGATTACAATTAATGCTACCATTATGCCTGTGCCTCAGTCCATGAAATTCTAACGTCAGCAGCTCTTCTATTTGAACCACGACCACCAGCGATGTTGGTGATTTGAATTGCTAATACCTCAGGACCGTCTGGGAAAGTACCCGTAGGATCAGGTGCTGTTGTAGCAGTAAAGCTATCAAATCCACCACCAAGAATAGAGTTAGATAGTTCCTTAACTTGTCCAAGATCGTATGCAGCAACACCAGTATCAGCATAGAATCCAAAGATAACTTCTCCTCCAATTAGTTCACCGTTAATTCTACCAAAGTTGTCAACGATGTTAGTAAGTTCTGCGTACTGTGCAAGTGATGTACCACCAACGTTCTCCCATATAATAGTATCAGAAATATTTGGGTTAAGAATTAGTTCAACAAACAACGCACCGTTGGTTGAGATCTCACAAGAGTTTAGAACCAACTGCATTCTATTGGTTAGTTCTCTAGCACCAAATGAGCCAGGAATACCATTGTCAACTGATGGTGCAGTACGGATAGCAAGTAACGCTTTTGTTTGACCAGAGTTAATCTCTCTACCAGTTCTAGTTCCAACAGTGTAAACATATGCTCGGTCATCATCGTAACGACCATCCATAATAACAGAAGAACCCCAGTGACTGATCTGCGGTACAGACGTTGCTTCTAAAAGTTCAACACTGGTTGGTTGATCCACATCATATGT